AGCAAGGATGCCAATATTAACAGAGTCATTGAATACCGCATAATGAAGAAGATAAGAAACAACTGTAGTACTTTTGCCAGTTTGACGGGGCATTTTACAGATGCTAAATCTATTCTCATGAAAATTATTAATTAATTTTTCTTGGAAATGATATGGATGAAACTGAGTAAGACCCTCATCCAAAGAAACGATTTTTATATAGTTATTAGCAAAATAGACAGGATCTTCTTTGCATCGCATAAACTCATAGATTTGCTCTTGAGTAAATTCAATTGCAGTATTTGCTTTTTTTAGATTGGGATTACCAAGGTATACATTATCAGACATAAATTACTCAGCAATTCCACTTTCTAAGTGATTTATTGATTCTGCTATCTGGATCTCTTGCAGTCTTGGCAGAAGTTAATTTGCTTTTCATTCCTTTCATTCTAGCGCAGAAGGATGCCCTCCTGGGATTTCCAACTTTTTTGCTTGGTGCTTTAAGGTCAGATCCTGGATTTTCCTTTTCATAAGATCTGCGTCCTTTAGCGTTAAGTCCTCCAGACTTACTTTTTCCTGACTTTTTTGTCCAGGCTGCGCCTTCTTGGGTGAGTTCAACTTCTTCTTTAGCAGTCCTCTCTGATTTTTTAAAAGCATCCTTGTCTGGATAGTCGGAGGATCCAGGTTTAGCAGGTGCTTCTCCACGCTTTCTTTTAGCGTGGATGTTAGCATAAAGTCCACGTTTCGCTTCGCTTAGTTCTCTAAATTCTTTAAATGACTTCATGCCAGCAGGGAGGGTTTACTAGGATATTTATTCAATTAAGGTGTGCGACAGAGGATGCCCACACAGAAGCAGAAGAACCTGTAGTTGCTTCAAGAGTTTCTGCAGGAAGTTTTTTTACCTCAACACGCTCACCAGCGGCAAGATAAAAATTATTTCCATTGCTATTGACAATCAAGCAAGCAGCACTATTAGTGTTGACAACTGAAACTAATGTTGCTGAAGATACATTGCTTGCTGCAGAGTCAAGATCGACAGCAACTGATACGGGTTTGATAATCATTGTTCTGTAATTTTTAATTATTTATCTTCTAATTTATTTTTTGCTTGCTTCAACATCTTAGCAAGATCAGCAGTAGATCCTACAAACATAGTATTATTAACTGTTGTTGGTCCTTTCTTTTCTTCTTGACCCAGATCTTTCATCTTCTTCTGAAGATCAGATAATTTATCAGTGATGTCAGCAACGTTCTTAATGCCCTGGAAGGCGACTTCATATGCTCTTGGGTGATTGCTGCTCCTAGCAACGTCAAGCAACTCCTCAATGGCAACCTGACCCTTCTGAATGAGTTCATATAACTCACCACGGGCATACTTATAATCTGTCTCTATGTCAGCACTAGTAACATCAACCTTTTTGGGTTTAGGTTGCTCCTCTTCATCCATAGGAGTGATGTCAAAAACATCTTCCATGTTCTGTTGAAATTTATTGTCCATGATATATCATCCCCTCATTAAATCCGAAGTCATCATCTGGTTGTAGCAAAGCATCATCAGCAGCATTAATAACACCATCAGTGTTCTTATCTTCTAATGCTTTAGGAGTAACATTATACTCAAGTGCTCTTTGATTAGTATTTCTATCACCAACAAGGGTAGTAGCAATAGACTTTCTAATGATATCATTAGCAGCAACAGGACCATACATAAAGGTCTTGACGCTAAATCTTAATGTATAATAAATGTATCTTCTGGTAGAGTAATCACCTTCATAATCATCAGTAAAATCAATACTTTCTAAGATAATTGGAATATCTCTTTTCTCATTCATTTCTGGAATAAGATTGACAGTCATGGTAAACTGTGGTTGAAAGAATGGTAAAATCTGTTCGATAATTTGAAGAGCATCATCTTGAGATTTTGCGATGGCATTAAGTTCAAATCCAATAGTATAAGGAACGGGAAGATACTGCACCTTAGTAGTGGTTGTTTCACCATCACCAACTGCTCGGTTCCTTTGAATAGGAGGAACTTTTCTTCCAGCATCATACTGTAAAGATGTCATCTCAAATGATAACCTAGGAACAGTAATAGTTACTTTCTTATCAAGATCAGGAGACTGCTGAAGTCTTGCTAAAAATTTCTGAACAGGTCCATACGCTAAAGGAACTTTTTGCTGAGTGACTAGATCACCATTAGCATCAAGGGTCTTTAGTTGAATGTTATTAAAAAGAGTACCAAAAGTGGTTACAGTCTTTCTAATAATTTGGTGATAAAAATAATTTCCTAACATTAAAAGCTACCAGTAAAATTGCCAAATTCGCCAAACGGATTTACTTCTGTAAAATCAAGAATGTCATCCGCTGCTGTTTCAAGTTCTCTGTTTTCAGAGAAACTATCAGTCATATCGAGAGTATCAAATGAACCTACGGTCCATCGTGCATTTGAATCAGCACCAACAATTTCTTCATTTAAATCAAAATTGCCGTTCATATAAGCAACTTTCAATGTCCTAGTACTAGGATCATATTCAGCTACTTTACCAACAATGTTTGCTGGTGAGGAATCAATTATGATAGTTGGATTCCATCCAGTGATACTTTCAATTTCATCGTTGTCATCATAAACAACATCTCCATATATGTATGATCCAGAAGGAGAATTAACAGCACTGACTACACCATTGGTGATCGCAGTTGTAGATGAAGTAATGAATGTTCCAGTGGGGGAATACCAAAATGCATTTGGAGCAGTTTCGTATTTCTGACCAGCTGATGTGATAGTAATCGCACCAAGAACTCCATCTTCATCAGCGACTGCGGTTGCAGTAGCATCAAATCTAGTTCCAGAAACTTTTTCATCTTCAGTAAAGTATCCACTTCCATTGAGGTTCAATAGAATTGGGAATACTCCAGATTCCATTTCAGTGTTATCAATAGAAGTAACGCCAGTATCAAAGATACTATCGCCATATTCAAAGACTTCACACGTCAACGTATATGTATATAGACTTCCTAATTGGTAGAAAGGTTTTTGATTTTCTACATACTTGATTTCAAATACAGTTTCATTCAAAGGAAACCATACGAGATCTCCGTCATTAGGTCTTCCAGATACAATTTTATTAGTAGAGACATCTACAAAATCCTGCCACCTTCTTCTGGAAAGTGTAAGTGTTACTTCATCAGTTACTCGAAGACCAAACTTTGATAGCATGTCACCATTGCCACCAAAATTTTGAAAGTTTTCTAGATACATCTCAATGAGATAACTATCCTTAAACTGAGAGTAGTAGATATCATTCCATAACTTATCTTCGTAGATCTGACGAGGAATGTAATAACATTCCAGACCATACATTTTAATCTGTTCGTCAACCAGATCTTGTACTAAGTTCTGTTCACCCGTAGTTCCTTGTGTAAAATATAAATTTCTAGTCATTTTATCCGATCATGTCTAGTGGTGGTAACTCTGCTGCTAACTTAAATTCACCAAGAATTGTATCAATTTCTTGTTGTGCATCTTCATAGAACTCTCTACCATTTAGAGTTGTTCCACCAGGAAGTTGAACGTTCTTAAACTTAATGAGGTTTTGACCCCACTGTCTTTTAATAAGAGCAGTAAGATAACGCTTCATCCACACATCATTATAAACTTCAGTAGCAGTTGATGGATCTATCATCCTATAACATTCAATCAACATCATATCACCACCATTTAATTGATCCCAATCAGTATCAATGTATAGTTTATTTTCTCTCTTATTAAATCTAATCGGTTTAAAGTTACCGATTACAAAATCAACTGTTTCCAGATACTGCTTTACCATATAGTAATTCAAGATTTCCATAGAACCAAAATTATAGAAATCATTCAAGAACAACTGATACTTCATACTGAAGATATTTCCTGATACTGCTGATGAACTATTATCATAAGCATATACATTAGTTACTCCCAAAACATGTTCTGGGACAGTTACAAAATTATTTTGCTCTTTAAAATCCGAACCAGCAATTGAACCGTTCACTTTCGCGTCGGTAATCATCTGGTCAGTTACTTCTAGTTTTAAAAATGTTTTGACGCTTCCGTCAAAATGACGCTCCTGAAAGAACTGAATTGCATCATCTACAAGATCTTCAACTTGATCATCATCTACATTAATCTCTAATACTGGGAATCCTAATTTCCTCAGACAATAATCAATTAGCTCCTGGCGTGTCGAGGGTTTTGCCATGAATAAAAAATACCCTAGTTTCCTAAAGGTATTTATAATTAACGTAGGGATTTCAAATTTTCAAAACATAAGTTGAATGAAATGACAATTTTTCTAGCATCTGCTTCTTGTTTGGGGACTCCATGAACAAAATCTGAATTAAATAGATACATCTTTCCTGGAGTACATGGCATAGGATATGTATCTGTATTTAAATCCGTAGGCATATTAGGTTGTTCTATAAGATTTCTTTGCATATCATAGAAATAAATGTTATGTGATGGATCTGTTTCAAGATAATACGCTCCAGATAATAAAGATCCTGGATGAGTATGAGGAAATAAATAATCTCCCTTTCCAGAAACATTAAACCACATGTTAGTAATGTAGAGGTTATCTGTTAAAAAATTAGCATACCCATATTCATTTAAAAATTTTACCGAATTTGAAAGTGCTTTCTTTGCCAGCAGTTTGAATACGGGTAATCTATGAATTGTTTGAATAGATCTATGAGAAGATTCTACATTCAATGTATTATTTCTCATAGTGCCATATGATGATAATTCTTCAACCTCCTTTATCATCGCTGGAATATTATCTACGCATACATCATCAAACTCAGCAACAATTTTAGGAAATAATTTATTTAGTTTCATTTATAAGTCTTGCTTTATTTTGATATCAGTATTATCTTCTTTGTTTTCTCTATAACAATCTTCAATAAACCAATGTTTTACCGCAGTAACATTATCAAATACAGCAACTTGATTTTCAAATTCACACCAGAACCAAATTCCGTCATTTAATTGCCATCCATCTGGTCTGTAGATGTCTTCCTCTCTAACTAATGGATGAGGTTTATCTTCAGTTGCTTCATCATTGGTAATAATTTCAATTACCATATGTTTTTCCGAACCATGCACTTTTTCAATTTCCTGAACGATTTCATATAGGGGGATATCCGAAACAGTAGTCATTTTAGTAGGTTATAAATATTGATGAACTGAATTTATTTAGCGGGTTGACGTGAACTAAATTCTGTATTATAATTATACCATAAATTTAAATACCAATGACAGTTAAACTTTGCCTACTCAAAAATCAAACAACAATTGTTTGTGATGTTAAAGAAGCCTTGGATAAAGAAGAAAATAAAAGTTTAGGTTATATCATTTCGGATCCATTTACTGTTGAATGTGTCAATAATGTTTTGTCTAATATTGATGAGGATATGAATGTTACAGAACTTCCTGCTCAACAAGGTGAACTTCAATTCGGTAGACTATTTCCATTATCAAATGAAAGAAGTTTTAATGTTACGCACGATTTTATTGATGTCATTTACGAACCTCATACTGATGTAACTAATGCATATATGTCTATTCTGAGCAAATGGGTTCAGGAATATGTTAAAACTATTGAACTTGATAATTCATTTTTAGTTCATTCTGATGAAATTGGAGGAAACCAAAATGAAATTTGGAGCGATGCTGCTAGAGGAACACCTACGGTGGAGCGTTGATTATGAAAGATATTCAATCAAAAATTAAATATATTAATAACTTCGGATTTGAAATGTCCGATGATGCTATGGTTCAGGAAAAAAGAGTATCTGAATTTAGTTGTTTGGTAATTGATAATTTTTTTAAAGATCCTGGTAATAGTTTAGATAATTTGTTATCTGTTCCTTTCGATACTGGACAAAAAACTTTAGAAGAAGAATCTAGAAGAGAAAGTGATAACAAATATCAATTTCAAAAACCTATGGGTGAGAACCAATTATTTCATCCAAATATTACTCAGCAATTAACAATGAATGCCGTTGGCGTTCTAAAGGAATGGGATTATATTCCAAATGATAGTAATAGTCAAACAACTCCAGAAGAATTTGAAAGGATGATTAGTAGTTGTCTTTGGACTGGAAATTATTATTATCCTAATATGACAATTAATACTAATAAAGAAAAGTGTCATCCTGGAAATTTTTATATGAATATGAAAATATTTTTAGGTTCTGAAGATGAAGCACTTGGAAAAAGTGGTATGTCATTCTATAATTTTGCTTATGAACATAAAATTTATTATGGTGTAACTCAGTTATTTGAAGGTATTACGGATCCTGAATCTAAACGAGAGATTATGGATTTACTTAATTATAAGTATGTACCTCAAAATACCACTAAACAATATGAAAATTGGGATGGTGATGAATATTTTAATAAACTTATTCATGTGCCAGCAAAATACAATAGAGCAATTCTTTATCCAGGCAACTCTTGGTATCAGAATGTTTACGATAATGTTTCTGAGCACTATCATCTTGAAGGATGTTTAAATCTTCCTGCTAAAGAAGAGGATGGTTTTGGAAATGTAATGGGCGATCAAATGTCTAATGAAATGCCAATGGAATATATTTCAAATGAATGATTTTAATTATGACGTTATACCTAGGTATAGTGCTGGTGAAATTAAGGAATTAACAGAAGTAAATTCTGATATGGACATTCAAGCTTTTAAAGTAGAAGAACTTGAATATATTAAAGTTCATAATTTCCTAAAAAATCCTATAGATTTGAGAAATTTTATATCTCATTTTCCTTCCGAAGATAAATCTAAATCTATAATCGATGGAACTACTAAATCTAGCAATAGTAGTAGTATGGCTCCGGGATTTCAAGCACCAGTTCCAGAAACATTTTTTAGAAATAATATATCAATAGCATTTTATAATATTCTTAAACACTATCATATAGTAAAGTATGAATATAAAAGAATTAATTGGAATTATTATACTAATTGTTGCTATCCCGGAATGCCCTCATATTGCTCAAACTATCGTCCCCATACAGATCCATTTTCACTCGCTTTAAATTTATTTCTAACTGAGAACGAAGAAAGTTACACAGATTTTTTTAGATATAAACTTAAAAATAATTCTTATAACTATAGAGGATCTCGTATGTTCAAATATTCTGAGGAATTTGAAGAAGATAATTCTCGTAAAGATACTTTGATGGATGATAAAAAAATTGGTAAATGGATTAGATTTAAATCAGATGATCAATATGAAAGGTATCATTCCATATCAGCTGATTTTAATTCACTTACCATATACAAAGGAGATTTCTATCACAGTATAGGGTATGATGTTGATGAATATAAATCTATTAGATATTCTTTAGTTGGCGCAATTTCATAAAAAAAGGAGGGGTTACCCTCCATTTTTTTTGTTTATTTTGTAAACTTAAATTAGTCGTTCTGATGCCGGAGCATACTTATTCCAGATATTGATAATTGATTCCATACCCGGTTTATTTAAATCAGATGGTTTTGACCCACCAAATTGCTGTCTTAATCCATTTTCCAATACTTTAGCAGCATAGAAAGATTGTAATGCTGCTTCATCACCATCAGCGTATGACCAATCAATTGCTTGAACGGCTGTTTCATAAGCAGCAAGTGTCGCAGACTCTGGTGCCTCATTTAGAGGCACATCGATTTCGTTTTGTGGCATGTTAGATTTCTCCTAAAATTATGCTTGTGATTCCTGCCAGGTAACTCTAGCAGATACTGAGTATGGGTTTGCAACGCTAACACCTGTTGAGTCAACAATGTTAGCAACAACGCAAAGTAGGTCAGGTCCGTTTGGATAGACACCATCACCACCAAGAATTGAGTTACCCAAGTCACTCAGTTTCGTAAGATCGTATTCTGTTGAGAATGTATTACCATCTCCAGAACCAGATGCTCTGAATGAGAGAATCTTAGAACCGCCTGTGATAACATCGTTAGGACCATGCTTAACGAGTTGACAGAGCGAAGGTTCGTCAACATTCTGGAACTCATCTGTTGAAAGTTGTGGGTTCAAGATCAGTGATAGTTCCGTCTCATGTGTAGTTAGAATACCAACAGAGTCAAGTTTAAGTTGCATTCTGTTGATAATTTCACGTTCTCCGAGAGCACCAGTAATTGAAGAGTCAACTGAAGGTGCCAGTCTGATGGAAATCAGTGGGATGTTATCAGGAATAATGTTATCAACACCAGCAGGGGCACCGATATTCATTGTTGTTCCTGAAGGAACAGCAGGATTTCCAATGGCAGAATTAATCGCACTGGTATAGTTGTATGGGAATACAGTTGCAGTTCCTTCTACATATTGAATTGCAGCTTCATAGTAACTACCTGAGACACGAGACTTGGAGTCAATTGGTCTACCTTCTAAGAAGTAACCATTGGCAGCAGTGTTCTCATAAATCAATGTGTTAATTGAGAACTTGGATGCTTCACTAGATGGGAAACGCATGATGAGATAGAACGTTCTGTTCCACCATGTGCCTTGGTAATAGGATCTCAGGAAACTATTGGCGTTGGTGCTAGAACTTTCGGCAGTAGCATTTGTATACTTCTGGACGTTGCCTGATGCTGTGAAGAGATATGCTTCGTCATCTTGCATTGTACCATCCATGATAACTGAAGTACCCCAGTGGAACAAGGTTCCGACATATGTCGGTGAAGTGAAGTTAACTACTTCATAACGAGCAGGTAGGTTACCAGAACGGAAGTAAGATTCCGTCAAACGGTTGTTGTGCTTAAATTCATGGACATACTTAACATGTCCATCTTGATCTTTAAATCCGAAACGGATCTTACCAGCACCATACCAAGAGTAATCCATATAGCACATCTGAATTCTATCAAGGTTCAGGATGTAACCAGATGGACCATTACCATCTGCTTTATCAATATTCCAATTTTCTTTCGCTACTGCAGTATTAATAGTTTTGGTGCAAATAACGTCAGTTGCAGTAACACCACGATAAGAAGGTTGGATTGTAAGTTGACTATTGCTAGCAATCTTAACAACTTGATATGTCATTCCGCGAATAACGAGATGCTCACCAACGGCAACTTGAGAGATAAACGATGTATTAGTTCCAGTAACAATTTGACTGGAGTTTGTTACAGCGATAGTTCCAGGAAGTTGTTGGACAGAAGATCTTCTGACACAGTTAAGTGTTGCACCATCATATTCAAAGTAGAAACCATTCTGATCATCAAACATACCAGCACGGATTGAACAGTCACTCCAGGCAACAATAGATACGGTAGTGAATCCACCACCAACATCAGATGTGGGTTGTGCTGGGAGAATATATCTGAATGAGAAATCATTTACAAGATCGTAGATATCTGCAGTAACATTAAATCCTTCAACACTACAATCTTTGACTGTAACTTGAACATCATCTTCAAACTGGTGTGGTTTTGTGCAGACGATAGTCGCAAGTTCGACTTTAGCGAATGTAATTGTGCCTCCAGTGAAAGCTCCGGTGCAACCTGTGCTCATCTCCAATGTCGTAGCATCAATGATTTGAACAATTCTAGACTTGGATCCAAGACCAGCTTCTCCAGTAGCAATTTGTCCTACTGTCAAACCTGATGTATCACTAACAGTCAATGTTGATGAACCCTGTGTCATCGTAGCACCTGTTACTATCGTAGTAGTTCCAATTGGAGTATACGAAATTGTTTGAACAGGAACCTGAGGAATGAAGTTAATAGCGAATGAAGTCTGAATACCTTTACCTGACTGATAACGGAAATACTTACGAGTCTGTCTAGAAATTCTAGAGTTAGGTGACTTAGAAGTACCAATTTCCATGCCACCGTCAAATGGTCTGTGGAGATAGAAACCATCAGGTCTTACATAGATGTAAGAAGGAATTAGATAATTTAAACCACTGTTGCTGAAGTCATATGCTGTATCAACCAACAAATTATCATCATCAGTAATTGCTGTAATTGTCTTCTCAACAATTACACCAGGTGTAGTTGCATTATTAACAATTCTCAGTTTATCACCAATCTTATAGAATCTCTGGAATGCAGCATTTGATCCAGTAACAAGTCTGCTACCAGATGTAACTTCTACTGTACCAGTGCCAGAAACCTGACCTGACATACTAGCACTAATGAATTGTTGTGTTTCACTAGATCCGGGTTTAGTTGAAAGGGTAATTTCATTTCCTGCAACAGCATCTGCCAAAGTTGTTGCTAGTTTGAAGATATTGTTATCAATAACAATGATGTAGTAATCCGCACCATCAGTCAATCCACCAAGTACTGTTCCTCCTTGAGCATCATAGATGACCCTTGTTCCAGTAGCAAAATAGTGATTATTAATTGTGATATAATCATTAGCAAGAGTGACATTTGCCTCAGCATCAAATCCCTTCAATGCAGGAGGAATTTTGAACGGAATTGTCACAGAAAGTTTAGTATCACTAACTGCCTTAGTAGTCGTATATGAACCATCAGTTGTACCGAAAGCAGCGGTTGTATTTTCAAATGACTGAAGTCCAGTTCCTGAATTAGTGAAGTCAACTTCAGTTGAGAAACCGACTGTAGTTCCTAGTTGGAATCTATTTTGATCAACAACTTTTACATAGTAAGACTGACCAGAAGTAAGTCCTGCAATTGGGGCAGATCCGATTTGATCATATCTTAAATACTCATTGTTTGAGAATTGATGTTCAGCAACAAAAACTGAGTTTTTGAATGGTGATGTAATTACAGCAGACATTGTAGGAGCACCTGTAACAGCTGCTAATCTGTATACTGTATTACCCGTGTCTCTCAGACGGAATCTATTATTATCAATTTTTTCTACGTTAATAGTTGTCCCATTTCCAAGTTGAGTTCTATTAGCAGCACCATCATAGAAGTAATGAATATCGCCATTAGTAGTATCTAATGTGAAGTTCTGTCCAGTTTCAGCAAGGTGATTTTCTTTGTATACTGAATCATTTGTGGTAGTATTTTGCTTACCAAACATGATATACATGTTGGTTCCACCATCATTATAATACTCTCCAAATCTTCTATCCAGATAGTATCCATTTCCGTTTTGGTGATACCAGAAGAACCAGTTATTACCACGCATTCTAATGTATGGTGAGTTTCCAGTCTGAACATAGTCAATATAGAAATTAGATGTCCAATAGTAAGGATTTCCTACACCGGCAGGACCATTACCATTATAAGCACCAACCCAATATGCATTACTGTAACTACTGTTACTATACCCATTATGCTGAGTATCAGTCAGCATATCATAAGTTCCCTGGAACTGAGCAGATGTTCCTAGTGGAAGAGTTACATGATTGTAACCATATGTTTTCCAGAATGTACCGTAGAATCTGAACCACGTATCGCAATACCTAAATCTATCATTACCACTATTACCACCAGCATGAGTTCTGGTTTGAGAGAAGAAGATCGTTCTATCCCAGTTCTGACCTCCTAAACCATATTGATTGCTTCTAAGATCATAACCGGAATATGTAGAACCAAAGTTATGATAGTATGGGTAGAAGTAAGTATACCAATCATAATATCCTTTATACTCTCTGTAGATATTATATACCAGTCCAAAATTATGTTGACCATGCGTAAATGTACCACCGACGCTAAGGTTCTTCAGATAACTTGCCTGAACTCTCATTGAATCATATAATTCAATGGTATTATCATCAATTTTTTTGACATAATAAACAGACATTCTGCTCAATCCACCAATAGGAATGTCTCCTGGATTTGGATAGTAAAGAATTGAATAACCAGTCTCAAATTGGTGATTGGGAAGGGTAATTCTATCGGTGCCATAATTAATATCTGCCTCATCAAATCTTAATGTATATGTAGATTCGATATTATATGGATCTGTTTTAGTAATATCAGGTGCGATAACATTAGTAAATGTATCTTCATGTGCAATTGTCGGCTCACCATCAGCTGCTGTTGCTGACCCATCTTGAATATCAAAGATCTTAGGTGAAACTGTATTAACAAAGTAGAAATTAGTATTATCAGCAAAACCATGTTCTGCAGATGTTGTCAGGAACACTTTGGAGTTAGTGGTGATGGCTGTGACTATATCACCACCCATTCCACTGTGAGCCTGGCAATAATAATATAAGTTATCTGGGGTATTATAATCGAAGTAAATTCTTACATAAGCACCAGCAGTTCCTTGAGTTCCATGCTTATAAACAAAAGTTGTATATTCCACACCGCCGGAACCATGAACACCATTATCAGTTGTACTGAATTCAAATGGGTGGGTGTTCATTGATAGATCTGATACATCAAAAGTATAGATCGCTTTTTTAGCAAGATTTAATGTTTCTTGCTGAACATATTGTTGATCATTATATTCAGTTCCTGAAGCTTCAGATGAGTTAATGAAATACTTGTTACTTGCTCCTACAACTGTTGTTACAACAACGTCAATATCTTTCGCTGTGAGTGTATCAGCATCCTGAGGATTAGACTGAGCAACAGAACTGAAGTGGACCCAAACATCATTTCCATCAATTTTTGAAATTACACCCGCACCACCGCTATCAATGGTAATATAATCTTGTACTTCCCATGCAGTAGGAACTGAAGGAAGTGTAAATTGCCAGACAGAATAAACTTTGACTCGGAAATTGTAAAGTTCGCTGACAATTCCTTGTGATTCATCAAGAGCAATTTGAGAACCTTGGAAGAATTTACCAGGAATAATAGAGGTGTAAGTACCCTGGAGTTCTCTACTAGTAGGTTGTGATGCTCTACATTTGAATGTAAATGTTGTAGTAGTTGGTACTGCCTGGATTAAATAAGTACCTTCTGCAGTAGTGGAGGAAAGACCAGTTACTGTAATTGGAAGACCAGAAGTAAGACCGTGGTCGAAACTAGTAGTAACAGTAATTAATTCACTACCAGCAAATGATTCTACTTTCGTGATAAACGAAATCGTAGTATCAGAAGAGGATGAGTAGAAAGACGGAATATTATTAATCGTCTGAAGAGTTTCCCATTTAGAAGCCTGAGGACCATACTCAAAGTCAGTATCAATCAGGTTTTCTGGATTTGAAACTCTAAACTTTGAAACAGCGTCAACGAAAGTCTCGGAAGGTTCAATACTTACATATGGTTTGTCGTAGAAAATTTGCAACTTGTCCGTAGAGGACATTGTAGAACAATTGCAAGTCAGAACAAACTCAGTTTCTTCTGTAGTTTGATTGTAAGTTGAAGATTCTAGACCAAGAAATTGGTCCGAGAAAATATAAATTGGTGTATTTTCAGTAATATTTGTGATCAGCAGAAGTTTTTCTGCTTTGATATTACCCGGAATCTTTACAGTATTTGTAGAAGGTTCAAATGAGTAATAGGTAACTAATTTCTTTGCCATTTTTTAAATTTCCTTATGATTTTTAAATATAATAAATTTTCAAATACCCATGGCTATCGAATAAGCAACTAATGCTGTTCGAGAAGCCATCTCATGTCCTCCAGGTTGTACTCCGTCATGAACGACAGCAGTTTTTTTGTCTGTGTCAACGGTGATTTCGCCTTCAGCGCCAGTAAATGTTTGATGTTGTGCTGTAGTTCCTCTACGAAACTGTACTTGGGTTGTCATTTTCTATTAAACTGGGAGTTTTTCTTCTTTTATTTATAAGAACTATTATATTATCGTACTGAATATTCTGATTGGACTGAACAGTTTTAAAACATTGACAGATGCACCACTCAGAACAAACTTCGCTGTTTCTGGTTGAGTAACTCTAGTAACACTTCCTGGGTTATTTCCAACAACAGTGAACAGATTAACAGATACTGGTGTTTCAATGTCAATTGCTCTCGCTTCAGCAGCACCATTGAATGTCGAGAATGTACCAGTTCCAAGGTAAGCATATGTCTGTCGGGCGATTGCTTCACCATTAGTTGATACATATGCAAATACTGTCTCACTACGAGTATTCTTAATGTCAGATGCTTCACCTGAAATTGTTGTGCTTCCAGAAGCATCATAATTTCCTTCAGTAAAGCTTTCTGTTGCACCACCACTTGGTTTGAAGAGGACAGTGCTTTCGGAAGTAATTGTTCTGGATTCTGCAGCACCATTGAATGTTGAGAGTGTTCCCGATCCGGTAAATACAACTGCCGCAACAGGAAGGGCATTGCCACTAATGAATATAGATTCAGAACCAGCAAAATCTCTTGCTCTAGTAACAACACCACGTCCTTCGACAGTGTAAAGAAGTGTATTTTGTGGTAGATTAGTTGTAGTAGATTCGGTAGCACCACCAATTCCGAAGAGTGAACCTTTACCAGTGTAAATTCTGGTTGATACTACACCACCATCACCATAAACAAATGTTTCTCCACCATCAGGAGTAAAGGATCTAGTTCTAATTCCAACAGCAGAACCAGTAATTTCAAACAGACCTGTTTCAAGATCAGGTGAGATAACACTTGCTTCTGATGCTCCACCAATACCGAATAGTGATCCAGAACCAACAAAAGATCTATCTCTAACGATATTGGCATCACCAATAAAGTTAAACAGACCAGTAGATTCTTCGTCTACTGTTACCGCTTCAGCAGCACCATTAAATCCGAAGAGCGAACCTTCGCCAACATAAGGTCTTGCGAATGCCTCATCCAGATTATCGCTGATAGTAACATTACCTTCAGCAGTAGCAGATCTGACGAATGCATTTGCTTCTCCACCAGAAGCCTTGAATAGAACAGTGCTTTCTGCTTCGGAAATTGCTGTAACTTCTGCTGCACTTCCTGCACTGAAGAGTGAACCCTCTCCTTGATATGCATTTGTAAATGTTTCTTCGACAGTTCCAGAAACAATATTTGTTCCTGAACCTTCATGTGCGCGAACAAAGTTTTCTGTTCCTGAACCAGATGGAATGAATAGAACTGTGCTTTCTGGTGCAAGAATTGTTCTTGCTTCTGCAGCAGATCCGAAACCAAATAGTGATCCAGAACCAATATGTAACAGCGAGAACAGAACAATTGGATTTCCACTTGCTCTGAATAGAACTGTATCTGTTGATGGATTGAACCCAAGAACTTCACTAGATCCATTAGTAGTAAATAATGTTCCAGACCCATTATAATTAAGAGTGATCTTGAGATCTGGAGTGCCATCAAATTTGAATACTTCAACTTCAGGATTAGTGAAGATGTTGAATCTAAGTTGAAGTTCAGGAGTACCAGAAAGTCTAGGTGAACCATCAGGACGTGATGTCCATGCTGGATTCCATTTAGAAGCAGCAGTACCAGAAGCAGTATAAAGAACTGTATCTGTTACTGGATTATAACCAGCTACTTCTGTAGCACTATTAAATGTGAATAGTGAACCAGAAGTTCCTGGATCTCTATCATCACCATAATATCCATAAACATTAACTTTTTGAGATACTGATATACCAGCAACTGTTGCTGATCCACCGATCTTGCCATATACAGAGTTGACATAACGTGGTGATGGTCTATACTGTCTCCACTCAAATCCTTCATTGGGAGTAAGAATTTTGAAGCTGACATTGGATTTATTACCAACATAAGATCCACGGAAGAATTCACCACAAACACCATTAAGGGTAATTGGAGATTCAAAGGAACGTCCTCTCCAGTGTGGACGGAATCTAACAGCAGCATTGGGAGCAAGAGGTGTATCCTCTGGATATTTGATAGTTCCAGATCCGACCCAGTTCTCAACATGCTTCTCAACTGCGCCACCACGCATCTTGAGGAGGAAGGTTTCTTCGGGTGTCTGCCAGACTGCTGCTTCAGCAGCATTACCAATACCAAACAGAGATCCGCTAGAGAATTCTCTAAAGGTCTGTTTGTGACCAATGTCTCCACCAGCAATTTTGAAGAGACCGAATGGATTTTCATCTCCAGGAAGAGTTATTAAATCACCATTATCAGTATTAGGTGGCAGATAAGCATTTACTACTGAACCATAATCGCTTGATGTAGTGCTTGGATCTGTAACGAAACCAAACTCCTCATTAGGAGATGCACTAGCAATAATCGAAGAATTATTATATGAGAATACTGCCTTCTCAATTCTGTCTCCAATATGGAACAGTGAACCAGAACCAGTGTAAAGTCCCTTACTGAAACTTTCTGTAAGGTTACCAGTAAAGTTAAACAGTACCGTGCTTTCTGGATAATCATCTGTTCTTCTTTCAATTCCGCCGTTGAATGAGAATAGTGATCCACTACCAATCTTAGTAAAGCACTGATGCCACTTATCAACGGAATTGCCAGTAATATTAAATAGACCGTATGGTTGTGTGGTTTCGGTAATTACTAGCTGACCATTATCAAATTCACCTTCAGTTACAATTCCATCAACTGCACCATAGTCAATATTTGAAGTTGCATTTGATGTAATAGATTGATAATCTTCAGCAGTTTCAAAAATTGTTATTGAAGAATTATTGTATGTGAATACTGCCTTCTCAATTTTGTCTCCAATATGGAACAGTGAACCAGAACCAATGAAGGGTCTAGTTCTTGGTGTTTCAGCATTACCAGTAAGTTTTCCTTGCTCGTAAGGACGTGATCTCCAATGTGGACGGAAAGTAAAGTCAGCAGGATCTTGCTGTTCGTTAAAGATCCTAATGACACCTTCTTTGGAACTATAAGGTCCGCGAATGAAGAATGTTGAAGCAACACCTTGGAAACTAAACAATCCAACATAAGGTTGTGTAGTTTCTGTAATTACTAATTGACCGTTATCAAATTCACCTTCTGTAACTATACCAGTTACAGCACCATAATCAATATTAGCAGACGATGCTGATGTAATAGAACCATAGTCTCCACCTGGGGTGAATTCAACTACTGATGATTCATTATAATCATATGTTGCACTTTCAAGTTTGTCTCCAATATGGAAGAGTGAACCAGATGCAATGAAAGGTCTAACCTGAGCATATGTGTTGAACTCTCCATCTGGAGCATTCCTAAGTTTTGGAGGATTAGTTGTAGTAGTATCAGTTCTCCAATGTGGACGGAATCTAAAGTCAGCAGGATCTTGCTGTTCGTTGAAGATCCTAATTGGAGGACTTTGACGGTTCCAAGCAAATGTTGGGAAGAAGTCTTCGGATGCTGTTCCACCAATTTCAAATAATTTTCCGAGTGGATTGACATCTGATCCATCAACTAAGACAGATCCATAATTAATATTAGGATAATAATCAGAACCTACAGAACCGTAGTCTGTAAATTGGGTGGCACTATTTGTGATTAATCCATCATCAACTGGTTCTTCATATGTTATAGTTGAAGAACTATTATAAGCATATACTGCCTTCTCTACACGATCTCCAATATGGAAGAGTGAACCAGAACCAATGAAAATTCTACCAAAACTATCAGCATCCCCACCAGAAGTATTGAATAGAACTGTTGATTCACCAGCCTGAGAAGTGAATTGTAGATTACTATATCCACCAGTAATTCTAATCTCAGCAGTAGCACCAAGATATGCTTTTGGATTTGCGTGTGCTCTATCTCCACCGGTAACTTCAAATAGTCTTCCAAATGGTTGTATGGTATATGGTACTGCTACCTGACCGTAATTTGTTTCTCCAACAGAAGGTTGAGTAACTTGACCGTAATCAGATGTAGATCCAAAGGAAGACAGAGATCCATTATCAATAGGATCTTGTACTACCTCAATGGAACTATCATTGTAATCAAATACTGCTCTCTCATCATTCTGACCGGAAGCAATGAATGAACCAGTTGTATTATAGTTTCCTATAATGTATTGCTCAGGCATTGTGCCTGATAATGTAAGAACACCAGAACCATTTACAACATAAATTTGCGCTGCTGGTTCCACAAACTGAACCGTAGCATTACCATTGACATTAAGCAATGTTGGTTGCAGATCAAATGATCCTGCAGGAGCACCCACAGCACCAAGTATCTCAACTTGGGTTATACCATAATTATCTAAATTATTGAAACTTTGTGTTTGATGGATTTTAAATCTAGTTGTTTCACTTTTAGCTTCTTCTGGTATCGTAATAACATTACGGACTACCTCAGTAACTCCATCTACAGAATCGTGAGCAAGAACAATACTTATTTCAGACCAAAAAAGGTTATTTTTCCAGTATGAAAGTTTTAGAACATCATTAGACTCAGGTTGATCACCACCATTAGAATTGTTTCCTCGGATACAAGTAATGGCAATTTCATTATATAATCTTGTATCAAAATCGAATTCAAGTTCTCTCGGTTGTCCCGCCGTGGACCTTAAATGCCTTCCAATATTAAATCCGCCTTGCGATGATAAACCGGTTCCGCTATCTTCAATAGACCATCGACTATAATTAATTGATCCATTATAATCAGGTATGAACTCATCTGGGAGGATAGTTGTATTAACTGTCGAAGGGATATCTTCAACTTGAATGCCACCACGGTATGCTTTTGGATTTGCGTGTGCTCTATCTCCACCCGAAATATTGATGTCACCAAACTTAAATAGTCCTGGATTTAATTGACCATAATCTAAAATTCCATTTGTTGTTGGAGAAGAAATATTTCCATAACTTTCAGTAGTTCCTGCTGATTGATCAACAGTTCCATTATTAACATTATCGATTGACTCGTATTCTTGTCCAGAAGCGAAAGTTGATGCGCCCGTTAATGTAATTAAGTCAACACCCCAGTTATCAAAAGTTTGTCCAGTATGATTACTCTGATAAATTTTAAATACTACATCAGCAACTTTTGCCGCTTCTGGAATGGCAATGGTTTTTTGACCAAAAGTAGATCCAGTAACTTCAGCATCTTCCGTATCAATAGTTTCAAACAGAGTGAAATTAAGTCCTCCATCAATACTATATGAAATTAATAGATCTTCATTAGCATTAGCATCGGGTGTTTCTCCCCCATTAAGACTGGTTCCTGCAATAACACTTAGAGTGATATCACTATACAATCTACCATCAAGTGGATTGAGTCGTAAAATTCTGTCAACATTAATATTTTGACCAGTATAAATCCAATGAGATCCAGTAGAATTAAATCCACCACTTGATCCAATACCTGATCCTGATGATCTGATTGCTACATTACTATTTGTATTATCATAACTAGACGTTGTGTCAAGTACAAGATCTGGTATGTAAGATCCTTTATCTTTTATGTTATAAACAAATACTGCTCTTTCGTCCTTCTGACCAATTTCAAATAGTGATCCACTTCCCTGATATGTTGCTCGGGTGAATGAATCTGGATTGATTGAATTGTAAATATTTAAACCAACACCAGTCAGTTTAGATGTTCTTACAATATAGATTTGTGGGGTTGGTTCATCTAACTGGGAACTTTCTTGCCCAGAGATATGAATGTTACCAGAACCAGCCCATGCTTTAATTCTGAAATTACTACTATTAAATCCTTCTAGTGAGAATAACCCGTAGGGTCTGCCATCTCCTGATACGATATCACCATTATCAAATTCTCCTTCATCAACAATATCGCTAATTGGTCCATAAGCTATAGAAGAACCTACAGCAGCAGGGACTAGTCCATAGTCAACGCTACTACCATAGGTTTTAATTGAGTCTTCTGTAAATTTATGCGTTACGCTGCTCTCAGCGCCGCCAGAAACCCTCAGAGGTCCAGATGATCCTATCCATGGGGCAACCATCCTCTCGCGCCCGTCAGCGATCTCAAAGAGGGTTCCTGAACCGGTCCAGGCTTGTTTTCTAACTACTATTGCTTTTTGATATAACTTGATCGGTTCTGGTTTCGATACGAATACTACTGTAGCTGCAGAGTCTGTAGTATTGGAAACCTTAAACGTGCCGAACGGATAAGTTGTTTCAGTAAAATTAATTTCTTGATAATCTTCTTCAGTGAAGAAGTTAACTAATATATCACCAGTAACAATATAATCACCAGAAACTACTAAATCATACGCAGTCTCACCATTATCGACTACGGACGTGGGAGTATCTCCAAGAGATCCCAAATCCGTAGTTACATAATGGTTTATGCTTGATGTATTGTAGTTAAATGTATTCATTAATGTTTTTTGTCATTAAAAGGGGGGACATAATCCCCCCGCAAAAACAAATAATAAAAAGTTGTATACTATATATCAGTCGAGGCTGACGTTCAACGTGATCTTGATTTGGTCACCGTTGTTCTGAATGGGGTATGGACCATTTGTAAATCTTTCAGCAAACATGATGCTGCTGTAAAGAGTAAGGTCGCCCGTTCCTTTCAAAGCAGGAGTTGTAGTGAATGTGTTGGCATCATCTACAGAGAAGATTGTATATGTAGCAGCAACTGTACCGGTGTTTGTTGAACCCTGTGCGATGTAAATAACATCACCAGCGACCAGACCATGAGAGGTAGCAGTTACTTTACTATACTCAAGAGTGATTGATGAGTCAGTAGCAACCTGAATGTTATCGATTAAAGCATTGTTCAAATAGAGAATTCTATTAAGAAGATCAATACCAATGATAACGGTGTTTGATGCAACGCCATTGTTACCAGTAACATCCATTCCAACTGTGATGTCGTCCATAACGGAAGCGACGTTTGGAAGAGTGATGTAGGAATTACCAACAACACCATTACATGGATTTGTATTATCACCCTTAGTAAGGGTAGTTCCTGCAGAAGCACCGGCAGCATCAACTACACCCTGAATTGTCAGAGGCATGTTGTTAGCACGAGCCAAGTAGTAACCATAAACATTACCAGCAGCAGCGGTGAATGTGAAGGTTTGCTCAGGATAAGTAGCAGTAGTTACACCACCAGAAAAGTTGATTGTTCCAGAAACAGCACCAGAGTTGGCAACTGTGAGAACAATTGTTGAACCAGAAACTCTGGAAACTTTTGCTCCCGTTCCAATTCCTGTACCTGCTACAAGATTGCCAACACTAATAGTTCCGGTTACAGAAGAAACTGTAATTGTATATTCAGCGGCAGTTCCAGCGCCGGTTCCAGAAGCAATAGGATCTCCAGCAGTAGCAATCGCCCAGCGATTACCATTCAAAAGAATACCATAGTTAGCATCATATGATTGATCAGCACGGTTGTTATCTACTAAAGGATAACCTGTATCAACTGCCGATCCATAACCATTAGTGTTACCATCAGCATAAGGCTCATAGTAAGCAGTTGCCGAAGGAACATCACCTTCTGCGGGGTCTGTGTTTGATGTGAAAAGCTTTAGAGTTAAGTTTCTAGGGATTTGATGAGTAGCATTCAGCAAATAGCGAAGTGACTCTACCTCACCAATGTTAGGTACTAAAAGTGCCATTTAAAGTGTTCCTCCACGGAAAATTCGTTTTATCTGTTTATATTTATAATTTTACTCAAAGTAAAATTATTATAATTCTACTTTCAATGAGATAGCAAAATTACTGATTGATACTGTAGTATTTATAACTTCATATTGTATGATGTCACCTGCATTCAAAGTGGTATCCCAATTAGTTAAATCAATATCAGTATTTTTATTAGTAGTTACAAGTTGTGGAGTATTACCGCCACAAATTGATACCACATTAGGATAGTCAGCAAAAGTAGATTTTCTCAAATCTACTTCCAATGTTCCATCTGCATCAGAAAGCAACACCCATGATTTAATAGTACCGGTAACATCAATTGACAAATAACCTTTGTTACCTGTAGTCATTGGTCGTGAACCATTGTCTACAACATAATTAATTGTTCTTGTCAGATCAGCAGTGTTAGCAAGAGCAATGCCAAAAAACGGCACACTAGTGCTAGCAGGCGGCGTTGCAAATGTGATCTGATTTCCAGATACTGTATATCCAACTCCAGGTTGAAGAATAGTACTATCAACCGAAATAATCAATTGCTGATCATTTAATGGTTCATATGATGTACCGGAAGTACCCAAGTTAAACACTGTTTGAGCACCATCAAATTGAGAAGCAATATCATCCAGAATTAAATTTTGATATTGAACACCTTTTACTGGTGCTTCATAATTAAGACCAATACTATAAGGATCGTTCGCCCCTTGAGTTACAGTAAAATTTGTAGTATTAATTTCGTAATTCGACACTATACTGTCACTCCTGGTGTTACTGTTGCAATCCCTTCAATAAATCTGGTTTTATTTCCAGTCGCTGATGTCAGAACAATATCATAAACATATCTTCTTGCCTTCAATGTAGTCGTAACAGTATCCGATAAATCAATTCTAATTATACCACTACTTCTATTGACGAAAGTAACTGCAAAATCTGTTGCAGCACTGGTTGTGTAATAACTAGTCTTCAGTTTAGCAGCAGCAGTAAAACCTAAAAGATTAACTGGTGCGCCATCCGAATTCTTGATAGTAAAAGTTGCTGAAAAATCAGTCCCCTGTTCTATCACTAAGTTAAGTGTAATTGCGGACATATACAAAAAAAGACCTTCCTTGTTATTTATAAGGAAGGTCAGTATTTATATTATTCTACTTCTGGAGTTACTACTTCTGGTTCTGTAGTTTCTTCGGGTGGTTCCATCAGATCAATTGCTTCAAGAGCACCTTTGAGTTTTAAAGCAAGTTCTTTCTTTGCTTCGACTTGTGCTTGGAGATTTTTGATCTCTTCAATAGCACTATTAAATTGTTGTGTGAAATTTTCACGCAGTGTTGCTGCTTCCATGTGGTTCCTCAGTTTCAGTTGTAATTATAGTACAATTTATTTAGTATGTCAATACTATTAACCATCAATTAACTCAGTATTATCTAATCTGATGCCAAAGTATGAAGGATTAGCCGAACCGCCAATCCACTGAAGTGTAATACTTGACAAAACTCCACTACTACCAACTTTACTGGTAATATCAACAAATGCTGTAGGATCTCCGAGATAATATTGATTAGCAGTTTTCATTTCTGGAACAATATCAAATCCATTAACTTTCATAAATCCAGTAGTACCACCAACCTGACTACTAGTTGCACCCATACTGCCCATAATCTCAATTTTAGAAGACCATGACAATACATTACCTGTGTTAGTGAAGGATACAGTAGCTGCTGCAGCACCATTGGTTCCACCACCCCATCCACTGCTTGCTCCAGATCCATCAAACATTAAGTACATATTGGCAAGAGTCGCATTTGCTTGAGAGTTCGTCATTGATGTTGCCAAGTCACTATAAATGACACCACCACCACTACCACCACCACCAAAAAACATTTGTTGTATAGGCATTAACTTAACCCTCCACCTGAGACATAGCAAGTAGTACCATTAACAAAATATATTGTAGCCATTCCTCTACCTGCAAGAGTTAGATCTGCATTACCGGCATTAGCAACATTAAACATAGAACCCAAACCTGATCCTTTTAAAATAGATATACTTGAACCACCGTCGTTAATAATAGTTATGGCATCACCACCACCAAAAACGCCATTTGGCACAGTAACATTACCTTGTGCTTCAATAGCTTTACCAGCATCAGCAGCAACTAAAGTATATGCACTACTTTCTTGTTTAAAAATTATCTTTCTTAAATCACCTTTTGAGTCACTGACTGTGCCAGCAAATGTGGCGTTGCCATTAGCTCTCAAATTGAAAGCTTCACCACCTAAAAATTGACTGTTAACCCGGAAGGATGTATCAGTAGCATTATTTAATCCGTTAGTAGTAGTGCCAAAAGTACCAAGACCCGTAAATGTGGCGCTACCATATGCACCCTGTAGGTCAATTTTAGTCGTAGTTCCATCACCTAAAATCAACCTTGAGGATGAAGTCTCTTTGTATAACCCTCCCAGGTTTGTGCTGCCAGCATTGACCTGGAATGCATAGGTATCGTCGGTAGGGTTGTTTAGAATAGTACCCGCAAATGTGCCTGTGCCGTTTACACTAAGACCAATATTAGTTTCCCACAATCCACTGGTATTATTGTAAGTAATCGTCTTGTCTGTCGTAGCTTTCAATGTAATTCCACCACCGTCGGCTATGGCATCGGAAGGTGATCCGCTAGTTCCAAGTTCAATATTCTTATCTTCTACTGTTAAAGTAGTTGTATCAATGACTG